GAGATGTTCAGGCTTCTAGTAATGCTTCAACAGTAACTATTGAGCCACCTTTACTTACAGCACTTGCAGATGATTCAGTAGTAACTTATGATAATGTTCCTTTTACAGTACATTTAACAAATGATATTCAAGAGTTTGGTGTAGTTGGAACTGCTAAAGATGGTGCACTATTGTATCAATTTGAATTTGATGTAGAAGAATCTTTATAGTGAAAAAATATAAAATAACCCATAAAATAACTGCCGACTTTGTTGCTGAAATTATTGTTAATGAAGATCAAATAGATGCTAGTATTAACGATCTTAAAGAATACAAGAAACCTAATAGCAAATTTGAATATACTATGTTAAAAGGTACAGAAAGTGTAACTCAAACAACTTACGAACAATATGACGAGAAGCCTAACAACAGCGATAAAGAACGAACTAGCGACTAATGATATTAGGCCTGTTCATCTTATTACTATTGGGTTTAGCACTCCTGTTAATATAACAGATTGCTCTTTTTCATTAACATCATCAGTTTCGGGAAGTTCAGTAACTTATATTGCAAGTGATTTTATTATGGATATATCTGACTTTTCTGAACAAACAGAATTAAGTAAATCAAGTCTTAACTTATCTCTTTCTGGTGCAGATCAAACTTTTATATCAACTGTATTAAATGAAAATATTACGAATGATACTGTAGATATTTATAGAGGATTTTTAGATAGTTCTAATGCTTTAATTTCTGATCCTTTTTTATTTTATAAAGGGCAAATTGATGGATTCACTATTGGAGAAACAGATACTGCAAGTACAGTAACTTTAGGTGTAGTTTCACATTGGGCTGACTTTGAAAAAAGGAATGGTCGTAAAACTAATAATACATCACAACAAAGATTTTTTAGTACAGATGTAGGAATGGATTTTAGTTCTGAAAATGTATTAGATATTAAATGGGGTAGAGAATAATGCCATTAAAAAAAATAATTAGAGCTGGTAAAAAAGTTGTAAAAGGCGTTATTAAAGTAGTTAATAAAGTAATATCTTGGATAGCCCCACCACCTGATAATCCAGATTTTGGAGAGGGAGATTTAGATAATTTTGAAACAGGAGTTCTTTTAAATAAGCAAACTAATGACGCAAATATTCCTGTAATTTATGGAGAAAGATTAGTAGGTGGTACTCGTGTCTTTTTAGATTCTGGTGGGGGTAATTCAAATCAATATCTTTATATGTGTATTGTAATGGCAGAGGGAGAAGTAAATTCAATAGAAGAAATATTAGTAGATGATAAAACTGTAACATGGGCAAGTGGGTTATCAGATGGAACAGAAGTAGAGGTAGCAAGTTCGGATAGTAATTTTTATAAAGCTAACCCAAGTGTAGAGAATTCAAGTGCAGAAAGTTTGATTAGAGTTGAGCCTCACTTTGGAACAGATGGTCAATCTGCGTCAGGGATATTATCAGCACTATCTAATTGGGGTAGCAATCATAAGCTATCTGGTCTTTGTTATTTAGCATTAAGGTTTAAATGGAATCAAGACGCATTCAGTTCAATTCCAAAAGTACAAGCAATAATAAAAGGTAGAAAGGTTAAAACTTATAATTCAAGTTTAGTAGAACAATCTCCATCTTTTCAAACTAATCCAGCTTGGTGTTTATTAGATTATTTAACAAACGAAAGATATGGAAAAGCATTAACAATATCAAATATTGATTTACAAAGTTTTTATGATGCTTCAGTTATTTGTGCTACTCAAGTAACACCATATTCTGGTGGAAGTAATATAAGCATATTTGACACTAATGCAGTATTAGATACATCAAAAAAAATCATAGAAAATGTTAGAGAATTAGTAAAAGGTTGTAGAGGTTATCTGCCTTATTCATCTGGTAAATATAAATTAGTTATTGAAACAACAGGAACATCTTCCATTACTTTAACCGAAGATGATATTATTGGTGGGTATAGTTTATCTTCTCCTAATAAAAATGATAGATATAATCGTTGTATAGTAAGTTTTATTAACCCAGATCGTAACTATCAAGTTGATGAAGTGCAGTTTCCACCGATAGATGATTCAGGATTACCAAGTGCAGATCAACACACAACTATGAAAAATGCTGATGGGGGAATATTATTAGAGGGAAGATTTGATTTTAAAAGTATTACATCTCCATATCAAGCAGAAGAAATGGCAGAAATTATTTTAAGAAGATCAAGAGAGGCTTTATCATTAGGTATAAATGTTTCATTTGATGCTTATGATTTAGCAGTTGGAGATATAGTAGGAATAACACATAGTTCCTTAGGATTCTCATCTAAAAATTTTAGAGTGCTTGAAGTTACATTTAATGAAGATTTTACAATAGGATTAGCATTAGTAGAGCATCAAGATAGTCATTATACTTGGGCAACTAAAACACAGGTAAGTTCTACACCAACAACTAATTTACCTAATCCATTTACTATCCAACCACCAGCAAGTGTAACTTTATCAGATCAGTTAGTTCAATATAATGATGGAACTGTAATTGTAGCTTTAGATGTATCTATAGGTGCTTCTGTTGATAGCTTTGTTGATTACTACCAAGTAGAATATAAATTAAGTACAGATTCAGATTTTATTATTTACGCACAAGGCTCAGGATTAAATCATAGAGTATTAAATGTAATTGACCAATCTACCTATGATGTAAGGGTTAAAGCTGTAAATAGCTTGGGGGTATCTTCTACCTATGTATCAGCACAAAGAACTATCGTAGGTGCTATTGCACCACCTAGTGATGTAGAAGATTTTGCTTGTAATATTGTTGGAACAAATGCTCATTTAACTTGGACAGCCATAACAGATTTAGACTTGGCATATTATCAAATAAGATATGCAAAAGAAACTGATGGAACTGCTGATTGGCAGAACTCAGTTAATTTAGTTACAAAAGTATCAAGACCAGCAACTTCAATATCTGTACCAGCTAGGGCTGGAACTTATCTTATTAAAGCAGTAGATAAACTTGGTAACTTTAGTTCTAATGCAACATCAATTATTTCTAATGTAACTGATGTTGTTAATCATAATTCAGTAGCAACACAATCAGAACACCCTAGTTTTAGTGGTACATTCACAGATACCTTATTAACTGATGGTGCTATAGAATTAGATTCTTCAGAACTATTTGATTCAGCTTCTGGAGATTTTGATGATGAAACTACTAGAGTATTTGATTCTGGTGTTAGTAATGCTGACTTTATAGCAAGTGGTAATTATTTATTTGCAGATGTTATTGATGTAGGTGCAAAACATACTTGTAGAATTACAGCCTCATTAACACAAACTTCTGATAATCCAGATGATTTGTTTGATAATAGAACAGGATTATTTGATAGTGCTAAATCAAACTTTGATGGAGATACACCAGCTAACTGTGATGCTCATTTAGAAATATCAACTAGTGATGACAACACAACCTACACATCATTTTCTAATTTTGTAATAGGTAATTATACTGCTAGATTTTTTAAATTTAGAGTTGTTTTAACTTCAACAGATGGTGCGTCAACACCTAGAGTTTCAGAGGTAACAGTTACAGTAGATATGCCTGATAGAATATTTAGTGGAAACGATATAACTTCTGGTGCTGGAACTAAAACTGTAACATTTACAAACCCATACAAATCTGTTAATTATGCTGTAGGAATTACAGGCGAAGATATGGCTACAGGCGATTTCTTTACAGTATCTAATAAGACAGTTAATGGCTTTAATGTTTTGTTTAAAAATTCAAGTGGAACAAATATATCAAGGACATTTGATTTTATTGCAAAGGGCTTTTAAAAGGAGTATAAGAAATTATGGCACAACACGATTATAATATAGCAAACCAATCATTTCCAGCAACTAGAACTGACATTAACAATGTTCTTTCTGCTATTAATTCATCTAACTCTGGTACATCAAGACCAAGTGGTGCAGTAGCTGGTACGATATGGTTAGACACATCTGGCGGTGCAACTGCTAACACTTTAAAATTTTATGATGGTGCTGATGATATTTCTTTAGCAACAATAAATACTACTGCTAATACTGTTAATTGGTTAGATAGTTCAGTTTCATTTGATATAGTTTCAGATACATCTCCTCAATTAGGTGGCGATTTAGATGTTAATGGAAATGCTTTTGTATCTACATCAAATGGTAATATTAACTTTACACCAAATGGAACAGGGAAGATCGTATTTAATGATCTAGCCTACATACCTCAACAAGCATTAACTTCATCATCAAATGCTGTGGCTTGGGATGTACAAGCTAAACCAAACGCATATCATCTAACAACAGAAAACACTACTTTCTCTGCACCTACTAACTCAGTAGAGGGTGCTTTTATTTGTGTAGAGATTAATTATAATGGTTCACACACAATAGCCTTTAATACTGTATTTGAATTTGCTGGAAGCACAGCACCAACATTTACTTCAGCAGATGGTAAAACGGATATTTTGGTGTTCAAGTATAATGGGGCTATATGGCAAGAAGTTGGTAGAACATTAAACATGAGTGAAAGTTAAAATATGTACGCATTAGTCGAAGATAATAATATTACACAATATATAAACAATCCTAAATCTATTGTAGTTGGAGAGGTAAGATACCCAGCTAAAATATTTGAAGTTTGGACACAAGATGAAAAACAAGCAATAGGATTATATGAAGTTATAACTGATTCAACAAATTATAAAGACCCAGCATATTACAATAACACAAACGAACAATATAACTTTGCAGATAATCAAGTTACTAAATCTTGGGGAACTGCAACTGCTAAAAGATTAAATGATGAAAACGCAGTAGATGAAGATGGCGAAAATGTTTTAGATGATGATGGCAACCAAGTTATTAATTATGGTTTAAAAACTGAAAAGAAAAGAATAGTTAAAGATCAGGCAAGTGGATTACTTGCACCTACTGATTGGTATATTACAAAATCAACAGAGGTAGCTGATTATGATGTACCAGCAAACATATTATCCTTTAGAGCAGATGTTCGATCTAAATCTAATGAAATGGAAACTGCTATTAATAACTGTTCTAATGTTGATGAACTAAAAGCATTATACGAATACACAGAGCAAGAAGATGGTTCTATCACAAGACCATTAGTAGAATTTCCAACATTGGAGATTTAATGATTATTATACCAGCTAACACTATTTCTGGTGGTTATGAAGTTGCTAACTCATTAAGATTTAATAGTGCAAGTTCAGATTATTTAACAAGAACATTTGGCTCAACAACTAACAGAAGAACATTTACTTATAGTTTTTGGATTAAAAATTCTGATACAACTACTGAGCAAAATATTTTGTCAGCAGGTAATTTTTCTGGAGAGCCTTATATGGATATTAGATTTAATACTAATCAAACTTTAGAATGGTATCATTATAATAGTGGTTATGATTGGAGATTAATTACAAACAGAGTTTTTAGAGACCCTAGTGCTTGGTATCATGTAGTTTTAGCAGTAGATACAACACAAGGAACTTCTTCAAATAGAGTTAAATTATATATAAATGGAGTTCAAGAAACTTCATTTTCAACATCTTCTTATCCATCACAAAATTTTGATACTGTTGTTAATAATAGTGGATACAAAAGTTCTTTTGGTAGCATTAAAAATATAACAATAACCTATAATGGATATATGTCAGAAATAATACAAATAGACGGACAACAACTTACCCCAACATCATTTGGAGAATTT